GCGTGGACCTTCTCGTACAGCGCCTCGTATGCCGCCTCAAACCTACCCGCCAGCTCTGGTGACACAAGATCGGGCAGCGTATCACCCCAGCGCTCCGTCTTAACTCTCGCCTTCTCATCGAGTGGACGCAACTGACCCCACACGCCAGCACTGATCACCTTCGCCTCGCCCTCAGTTGAGAACGAACCCTTCGCCTTGATCTCCTTGTGCGTTGGACGCTTCTTCGCCCCTGCCTTACCCTTTGCCATGATCCATCTCTCCCACCGCTATTACATTAAATCTTTCCACAGTCATTCTCCCCCAACGCATCCCCTTCCTCCACAGTACCCTATACATAGGGGTACACTGTGGTGGAGAGAATACGGGCTAATATTACCACGGTGCCGCACGTCTTCCACAGTCCCGCAATGCAACTGTGGAACGCCTCACGACAGCACCTTAAACGCAGACACATCGAAGTATGCCATCGGCTCTATGTCTTGCGGATCGTTGCGACGTGTTGTTCCGCCCGCCTGTATATCCATGTCGCTAGATGGCAGCCTGCATATGCCTGCGGCGTCGCTCCACTGCACCGCAAGGAAGCACGGCAGTCCGGTCGCCTGCGTCAGCGTGTTCGCCATCATCACCTTGTAGAGCGAGACCATGTAGGTCGGGTATTGCAGCATCCGCGTCTTTCGCTGCCTCGCCTCTATGAATGCCACGGCGCTGCCGTCTCTGGTTGCCATGAAGTCGAGAGACAGCTTGATCGGCATCTTTGTGAGCTGGCAGTTAAACTCCGCCTCTATGGTGCGCGCCAAGGATTGCTCGTTGTCCCTATCCTGCTGGGTCTCGTATAGCGGCCTCACAGCCCCGCCTCCTCTCTTGTGATCCACTCACCCACCGACACGATTGTGACGTCTCTACCTGCGCGCTTGTCAGCAAATTGTTCGAGGCGCAGCACGCCGGTCTGTATCCATTTTTCCGCGATTGCCTTGGCCCTCGCCTTTTCCGACTTCTTGTCGATGTCCAGCTCAAGCGCGCTGGCGACAGCCTTGCCAACCCAGCGCTTGCTGCGGACGTTTTCGCGGTACGGGTCGCCGTTCTCCTCTGCCTGCCCCACTGCGCGCTGAACCAGCATCGCGTGCTTGGCTTTTACGCCGTCGAATAAATCTGGCATTTTGAATGGGACACACACTCCGATGTACTCTTGGTTTGGGAGCTGCACGCCGTGCATGCGCCTGTAGACGGCCTTCGCTGCCGGCGGTGCGAGATTATTCTTGCCATCATCCACGCGGAATATGCCCCTCGCCTCGATCTCGCTGACGCCCAGCTTCATTGCGTCCTCTTCGCTGACCTTGTTGACAACTCTTGCTGCGCGGGCTGCTGACAGCAGACTGCCGGCACCACGTATGCTGTCAGCATTCGCGTCTTCGCCGTTGCTCTTGCGGACGTGGTGCGTCAACACCATCGCACAGTCTGTCTTGTCACAGACCCAGCGCGCAGCGGAGACGGCGGCATTCATCGCCACGTTATCGTTCTCGTTGATGTCGTTTGCACCAACCCACGGGTCAATAAATACCATGCCGATGTTGTGCTGCTGGATCTTGTCGGACATGTACTGAACCATTTCGTCGTTCGTCTGGACACCGTCACGACCCTGAAGCGCAAACTTAATCTGCACATCGCGGCCAGCATCCACGAACAGACGCCCCTCGATGTCTTCCGCCTTTACATTGTAGTGCATCATTGCGGCTGCGATGCGGCGCTGGGCCTCTTCCATCGGGTCTTCCAAGTTGATCAGCCAGCAGTTTGTGCGCTCACGTACCGGCTCTCCAAGCAAGTCGCGGCCCGTGCAGATCGCCAAAGCCTCTACAATTTGCATGCTTGTCTTGCCCACGCCGCCCTGAGACGCCAGCACAGACACATATGACCGGATGTACGCAGTGTCATACACCCAGCGGCGCTTCGGTATCAGCGTCGGATCGATCGGCGTGAACGCGGTCGGCCACTGCCTCTCGCTCTCCATTTTTTCCTGCACAACGACGGACACGGGTTTTGCGCCGGCAAGTGCCTCACGCAACTTGTCCTCGCCTGCCTCACGCAGATAATCATTGGCATCTTTTACATTCTCAACGCCAAGCATGTCGAAACGCACGACGTGGACCGTCGTTGACCCGTCGCCCTGCAATACGTCGGCGCACTTATCAACGTCGAGGTCTGGGTCGGCGCAGATCGTCACGTCGGACGCCCGTGGCGGTGTGTATGTGGACATGCCGGCCTTGCCAAACGTGCAGACGACAATAGCGTCATCGCGCACAGCCTGCCTGACGCTCAGCGCATCCTCTGGACCCTCAACAATGCAGATCGGCTTGTCGCCTTGCGCTTCGCCCACTTGCATTACGTTTCCGGCAATAACACCGCGCGAATACTTGCTAATGCCATTTACTTCGCGCTTTCTGCCTTCCGGCGTTAAGAGCACGCTCTGGATGCCCTCGACCACGCCCTCCGGTGTAGTTGCGGCAAAGATGATCGCCGGCCCGTCGTAGACGTTCGGGCTAAACTTAGCCACGCCGTCCGCTGTGGACGCTCTCAGGCCGCGCGAGTTCAGATACAGCAGCGCTGGGCGTACGGCGTCGGTGTTCTCGCGTGTGATCGGCACGGCACGATCCCACGCATCACTGGCCTTGCGTATCTTGTCCGCACGGGTCTCGTCATCGCGTGCGATTAAATCTTTTTGAGCCAGACGCGTCACAAGGCGATCCAGCTCGCTGGTCACGTATGGCGTGCTGTCTGAGTTCTCAAGTTCCTTTGGGTTTTCGCCCCCACGCTTAAACCCTGACCCAATCGTCATCTTAGTCTCAATGGCGTCCAAGCCGATCTGCTTGGCGGCTGCGTGCAGCGACATAATCGCGCTGTCGATGCTTGCCGGCGCAAGGTGGGCGTGACGCCCGATCGAGAATGCAGCCTTGTTTAAGTTTTCGTTTCTCCCGCCAGACATCGACGAAATAACGTCAGTGACCGCACCGTCTAGTACCTTTTTGAAGTATGCTTCGGACATCTTTTTCCCTTTTTGTAGTTAGTTTGAGGGGCGCAGATTGCGCCCCTCCGTTGTCTTAGAAGCCGAAGTTATTGTCCGCTGGTGCGGCTGCTGCTGGCGCAGGTTCTGCTACCGGTGCCGCTGCAACTGGTGCTGGCTCTGCGCCTTCAGATGGCTTGTCAATCCACTTTGCAATATTGAACCCCACATCGTAGCTAGTCCCTTTGCCGATCAATATCGGCGTTGAAGACGTGACCTGCACGACCGGCACTTTACCAGCCGCAAACTCTGGAGACTTTTCTGCCTCGTTGTAGAGCTTGGCGATAAACTGGCCCAAGCCGTAGCTGTTCCCGCTGAACGTCGCCTCGCGGCCATCAGCCAGCCAGCAGCTCACCTCAAAACCGTTCTTATGGTTTTCGCTTGGACGCTGCGTTGCCTGTGAGGGGCTGGGCCAAGGCTGCCAGTCGCGAACGCCTACATCAATGTGAAGCCAGCCAAATGTGACGTCCTTGATGTCGATAGCAAGCCCGCGATCCATGTCGATCGGCTCATCGCCTGCGTCTGTCTTTGCCCACCAGCGGTTTTGCGGTAGGTTTGCGCGTACATAATTGCTTGCGCCTGCTGTGTCGTTTGATCCGAATGAAATTGGCATGTGTGTCTCCTGACTAGATTGCCGTAAAGTTAAATGCATAGGACGGGATTTGGATCGTTTGCAAGTCACCATAACCGTATTCCCACACATTCGTTTTGAGCGCTTGGTGATATTTCTCCAATGCGCACTGCACCCCAGCCGCGCCTTCGTCGAGCGACTGGTGGTCCAATTCGTATACGCCTACGGGGTAAGGTGCGTCCTTGCCCACGGCGATGAAGATAAACCGATCCACTTCGTGGCCATCATTGAGCATACAGCGACGATAAAATTGGTCCTGTAAGTGATAGCCAAAGTTGGCACATTGCCTCGAAAAGCCCTCTGGCGATGGGTCGATTGTAGTTTTCAAATCTATGACGGCGGCAATGTCTTTGCGCCATCCGTCTGGGCGGCAGCGCATATCAACGCCGGTCGCCTCATCATGTGAGAATATGCTTGCCTCAACCAGCAGATCGCCGCCCAGCAGCTCCATCGCGGCTGCATTTGACCGCACAGAGTTCGCCATTTCTACTGCGACTTGGTAATCACCCTCAGTCAGCAGGATCGCGCCCTCTTCGGCTGCGGCTGCATACTGGTCCTTCCAAGCGTTGCCCCTGCGTGTCTCTGGTCCGCACCAGACTGTGCTGCTTAAATGCGGCTCAAGAACCAGCGTGTGAACCGCTGTGCCGGTATCAAAAGCGGTACTTGCCTTGCGCTTGGCGTATCTGAAGTGCGCCGGAGACTGCATCGCGATCGTCTTGGCCCCCGATGCGCTAAGCGCCGGATCAAGGTGATACGCCTCGTTCGTTAGGTCTAATCTGACTGGCATTATGCAGCCCCTTTCCGCGCGCGGTCGTATTTACTGTTTACACTTACGCTGTATCCGTGTTCTCGAATGATCTTTATGGCGTCCATAACTGCGTGCGGTATCGGCGATTTAATGTCTCTGCTTATGCGACTTTGGTAAAGACGCGTAAGTCTTTGAAGACTTTTATCCTTGTTAAAGTGCCGGCGCATGTCGTCCATGAAGCCCAAGGCGCTGATTGGCCCCACCTCGTTCAGCTTTAAAAGATGCTTTGGGTCCAGCTCTATGACCTGCCTCAGTGTCGCGCCTTTCAGCGCGGAGCTGGCGACAGCTCGGTTCACTCTTGCCCCGTGTTTAGGCGATAGGTGTCGCAGCTCAGATACAGGTAAATTAAGGGCACCGCCATTAACTTCTGCAACTTCCAAAACGGCGGCGAAATCATCTACCCTCTTAGAGTACTTTTCAAAGACAATGATTGCGTTGCTAACAGACATATCAGTCTGTTCTGCAATTTCTCTATATGTCAAACCGGCAATGCGCATTTCTAGCACACGTCGGTGGCTGGGCTGTAGAAGTGCCTCCATTGCCCTCTCAGTGTATTGGCTTATCATAAGTTTAACTCTCCCCACTTCGCGATCAGCAATGCCTCTGCGCGGTGTTCGTCCTTTTTGCGCTTGAGCCGTTCACTTTGCTCTGGAAACCATTGCTGTGCTAGACGCCGTGCGGCGTCCTTATCTTTAGGCAAAGCCAAGTCACGCTTCCACTTCGCCGGCGACACCAGCGAGAATGGTACCTTGGCAAGCGCACATGTGCTTTTGATTTGGCCATAGCCGTAGCCCAGTTTGAAAGTTGACACGACGCCTTGGCGTGGCATTGCCTGCTGACGCTCGATATATATGTGACCCACTTTCTCAACCGACTTGATGATGTCCATCAAGGCAAGGACGTCAACGCCGCCTTCGCTGTACGTTGGAAGGTCGTGAACCTCTGCCCAGTCGTCGCCGACTAGCGCCACGCCACCTGTGCGGTATCCGCAATCAATCCCGATTATCATTTAGATTGACCCCTCCAGCTTTGAGGTAGTCGCGCAACGCAAGTTCGACG